CGTTTAACGTTAACAGATGATATCGAAGATAAATTCCCTGATTGAACATTGAAGTTTTTCAAACTATTGTAAATTTCAGTAACAAACGCTCCATCGATCTCTGTAGCCAAAACAGTCTTATCAAAATTGCCGGCTAGACAATGTAAACCAACAATACTATAACCGTAAGAACTGTTTATAATGAGGGGAGAACCACATTCACCATTTTTCGTTGACGAATCATGTAATTGTCCTAACCACATATTGACTCTTGCATCAATGTTCTTTTTACGGAAATTAAGATTGCGTTCCTCAGTTCGTCTAATTGCCAAGACAGGAATTGGGTTGAATTTCCCTTTACTGTCTTTGGTAGCATAGGATCCGTCAAAGATTCCATTAGACTTACCCACTTGGAAATATTTGATAATCTGTTTCTTTGGTGGTAATGTTCTAAATGTTAAAAAAGCCAAATCTTTCGATGGGATGCGAAAAACATCGCTTTCAGACATGACAAACTTCAAGTTAGAATTCACACCAAGAGAACAAGATTGAATAACGTCGATGTAAGTTGGTTCAGACATCTGGGGTATATTATGGTTATTTGTAATATATACATGACCACCTATCCCTAGAGCCCGACCTTCTACATATCCTGGAGAATCAGTCTTGTTTATCTTCATGACAATAACGTTTTCAGATATCTTCTTACAAAAAGCATTAAAATCCATACTTTTCGAAGATGAACTTTCTCGTGAAAAGTTTGCGGGACACAAATCAAATGAATTGTTATACCAAACGTTTTCTCGCCCATCAAGTTCATCAACAGGTCGTTCACCAACAAGCTCAGTTTCCTTGCCCTGAGGACTTATGGTTTTATACACTTTGTACATGGCGTAAGCCGCCACTGTAATAGCAGCTATAGTCGCCAGAACCTTAGGGCTACTGATTGTCCCTTGAACAGATTCACCTATACGGTACCAGTCCTCTCGAGTTACACTTCTCCTTTTCAACTCGCGAATACACATGTCGAACTTCCTTCTACAATACTTGCTTAAAATATAATAATAGAAGTAAAGTCGTGTTAACTGAATAAAGTAACTGTTCCAAACGATATTGAGACAAAAGAATCCAACAATAGTCGTTACGATAGTTGTTGTATCACTCTGAACTGTCGACATGCACATAGTATCTGGCAAATTACAACATAAACATAGATTAACTTTGCGCATTTCAGAAACACACTCTTGAACTCGACTCTGGTCAGTATTAAAACTTGTAATGGTTTTATCCAACCACGTAAGTAAACCACGCAAATCGATATTCTTATGTATGTTCTCAAATTCTGCAAGTCTTCTTCCACCACTAACGGCAACTGGTTTAACCAAATCGACGTTAAATGTCCAAAGATCAGGATAAGGTCCTGGTGGTACATTTGCAGAGCATAACATCCCTCTCTCATCCTTATACTCAGGTCGTACTGTCGGAGTAATAATGAATGGAAAGCGTCTCTGAACGGCAGACGGACATGAAAAATAATGATAAGCATTTAAATTCTTCACGTTTGTCGTGCCGACAACTAACTTAGCTCTCAAGGGCGTTTTACCTTTATTCTCCAACGAAGCTTGATCAGGACAATATGACGCATTGTTAATTATCTGAATAATTTGATTCAAGGACTTAGGATCATTCATCTCTGGAGCCTCATTGGCGACATCATCTAAGATTATGGTGTGACAAGATGAAACAAATCCATCCCAATATTTTGCAGCTGGATTAACAGTATAACGAAACTCATCCCCTAGTGGGAGGTTTTCATGCTTAGCAAAATATGTGCAGATGATATTAGTCAATGTAGTCTTACCAATACCAGAGTCCCCGAAAATTTGAACAGCAAAAGGCGCTTTACGATTACGACGAGCAGCCGATTTAGTATTCAAATCATCACGCATCATCAACATATCATTGAGTGTAAATTTGATAGTATCTCTATCACTCTTCTCCAGTCGCATCGAATGTTTAACGATATTCTGAAGTTTCTCAATAATGTCATCCAAATCAGATCTAAATTCACTTTCCGTGAATCCATATTCCTCAGGATTATGTAAAAGATGAGATTTCCTCTGCAATTCTCGACAAGTGTCAAACACCTTTTTATAAGTGCCACCTGAATGGAAAATACAGTTGATATCACCAGTCAAGTAAATTTGGTAACCGCGTTCTGCTAAAAAAAGAATAGTATCCGCAAGGACATACAAAAAATCCGGTTTTTTGTAATACTTCTTCTTTAGTGCAACTTGTTCAAGCTTGGAATAGCCAAAAGCGTCGAATGAAATACCAAGTTTGTCAAAAAGAGACAAACTCATTATATACATGCAACATCTGTACAATTTAATAGCTATCTCGCTATTACAAATATTCTTGTATGAATTCAGGTATCCTCGCGCTCCTTCGAAAAAATAGTCGGCGCCTTGGACAACAAAGTCACCTAAGATCTTCCTTATGTATGAGTAGAACCTAGAGGACAAAGTCTTCCACGTTGATTCATGAAATCTACATTTAATGAAGATCCGAAAGGCCTGTAATATGGTTTCCACCACACCTAAGCCCTCAATTTTTTGAGTTGACATGGTTACAAAAGTTACTACATCATCTACCAACTTAGTGATATAATCATCATCAGTCATAGATTTGTATGTAAGTTCAGACATTGTGGATTGGAACCAATCCCCGATCTTCTTTTTGACTCCGGCAAGAGAGTCTTTTGAAGGTAAGTACGAGATTTGTTCATCTTTAAGACATTCCCCACACTGGGGAGTATAATCTTTCTCATTTAATCCATTTCGCCCAAAATTTTGTTGAGTTTTAAGATCTCCATCTTTGAATTTGTTATAGTGTAACATAAAAGTAATATGATTATCCTGTGCCTTTATCACTCTAAGGTGGGCTTATAATCATAGGCCCCAGTGGTTTTACTCATGCTACGTTAAAATTCAAAGAATATGCATGAACGAATGTTATAAAACCACATC